GCCCGCCTCGGATGGCGATGAGTTGCGAATGAAATCACCCACCGCCCACGTTCCTGTCGTTGGCGCCGCTGTGCCCACTCCATCCACAGCCGCGAACGTGCCCGACGATAGACCGTTGACTTTTCGGGCAAAGGCCTGGAGCTGGTCATAGAGAAACTTTCGTAGCCCCGCCTCAACCCCAAGCGGAACTTGCAGGTTCTCGTTGAGCTTGCCCATTACCTCTTACCTGCTCGCTTCAGAGGTACGTCAATGCCCGACACCTCGTGACTCCCAGTGAAGAGGAACGAGAAGCGGTGCCATCTGCCAGATTGGCGGATGTCGTACTTGTTGTTAGCGAACGCCCCCGATCCCGCTGTGGTGGACGATCCTCCCAACTCCATGCGGGTCTGCCCCGTCACAGTGGAAGTGGTGGGTTGGGTGAAGAACCGCACCCGCACCTTGTCCACAAAAGAGACCTGTTCGTTGTCCCCGAAGTCCCCCGTGGTCATGCCGGAGTCTTCGCCAGACCCAGTGAGAGTCACGAGCCCGTTGGTGGAGTTGAAGACGGCAAGAGCCCGACCAGAGGCCTGCCAACTCTGCGAGTCCCACGGGATGCTCGGCAGCGTGTCCCACGTAGACGCGAGGCTTGAGAGCGTGTCCCAAGTAATGCCGGGACTGACGAAGTTGACTGCTGCTTCAATGTTCCTGTTCGCCCTGCCCCACCGCTTGGTTGCAAGATGGTAGACAAGAGCGGAATCAGGGTTGCCGCTTGAGGTTGTGGACGGGTAGAAGATCCATACCCGCCCGTTGTTGCGGTCGTACTTGACGATGGTCCGGTACTTGTACGTCGCGTTCAGGTCGTTGAAGAACCACTGACGCACGGTGTCTTGAGCGATGGGGACAGGTCGAGACCCGTCATACATCCAGATGTTGTCCTCACCGACGAAGATGTGCGCCCCGCCGATGTCGTCCACCGCCTCAGGGCCAACGCATCCTTGTTCACCCGGAACCCGGTCGAACTGGAGCACAATCGGAGGGCCAACGTACTGACCGAGGAACATCTCCCGGGCTTTGTAGGCCACTAGGCCATTGCCGAACGGGAAGCCTGCGGTCAACTCACCACCGTTGCCGATCAGCCGGCCCGTAGTGGCCTGCGTCGTCACGTTGGCGGTCCAGCTCGAGTAATCCTGAAACGCCGAGGTGTGCCAGCGGTCGGGAGCGTCACCGTAGGCCGACGAATCCGTGTTGAGGGCAACGACGAAGTTCGGGATGCTCAGGATCACCCGAGCCTTCGGAGCGCCAGAGACAGCCGCGAAGGTTCCCGAGGTGGATGCAACGATCTGCTCCGTGTCGTTGGAGGCAAGAGCCACGTTGCCGAACTGCGCGAAGCACCAGCGGTTCTCACTGGAGCCGGTGAACGTCATCCCCGACACATCGGACCACGTACCCGACGCGAGTTCGTAAATCTTGGTCTGCGTGCCAGCGAACGTACGGCGAGTGCCTGAGGTGTTTGTGAGAACAGCAGCCCCGCGACACTCTGCCGCGAGGTTGCCCAGCCCAGACACCGCAGCCACGGCCGAAGGCGCGGCCTCCATCCCGCGCTCGTTGGGGATAAGCTGTATGCAATCAGTGATGACGCCCGGAGTGCTCGGATCGAGGTCCGGTGCGAAACCTACGAAGCCGATCATCCGCACACCACAGCAAGAGAAGCCCCGGCATATCGCCGGTCTTGGGTGTCTTTCTTGATCGCTGCGAGCTCAGCCTTGAACAGCGAGTCATAGCCCATCGCGCCCTCTGCGTCCTTCAGGTACACAGACAAGTGCTTGAGCGATCCGTACAGGTACGCAGCTGGATGGTTAGTGATGATCGCGTTTGTCGTGTTTGAGTTCGACAGCGGCGTGAACCGGGCCATGTACGTGATGTTCAGAGTCCCCGAAGCGTCGTTGGCGAACTTGATCGTGTCGCCAGTGATCGTGTAGTAGTGAACCAGCGACGGGTTCGAGGCATTGACGGTGTTGAGGCGATCCGGCGTGATGTAGCGAAGAATTCGATCTTCGTCTCCATCCCACGACAGCGCACGAGCCCCGATAAACCCAGTGGGGAGAGTCCCAGACCCGGAAGTGACAGTAACCGTACCGGTAGTCTCGAATTCCAACAGCTTCAACTCGCGCTGCATCTCTGACTCGCAGAGGTCGATGAACGTGTCAATGACCGAGGACAGGTCGTTGCGCTCAGCGAAGTCCGCAATCTCGGTTTTCAGGGTTGAATAATCCGTGGCCATGGCTTCCTAGCCGTCATCCGCATGTCCCGTTGTGGCTGATGCGTCTGCGGTTCTTCAGGGGTGATTTCCTCAAGGCCGAGCATCTGCATACCCGCAGCTAGCTCCGCGATGGAGTAGCACCAGCGGTGCATCATTTGCTCGTTCTTGTATGATGGGTCTCCGAAGAGGCCCAGAATGGTCAGGCGAGGCTCTGGCGTCTCGCCTTCGATAAGAGCATGGGCGTAGTTGGCGATGATCTTGTCAAGACAAGGCATCTCCATCACCAACAGGCCACCAGGCTTCAGGATCCGAACCCAGTCCTTCAGGATGCCGGGAGCTTCCCAGCGGTTCAGGTGTTCAAACAGGTGATACGCGTGTACCTCGTCTGCGTAGTTGTCCGGGAGAGGCAGCGGCTTGGTAACGTCCGCTTCAATGTCTGGCTTCTGGCCCGACCAGTTGCCCGGAAGGTCCACATTAACGAAGCCTGACAGAATTTTGGGGCCACACCCCAAGTTCAAACGAATAGGGCTTTGATCCAAAGTTGTCCGATCCTCTCGGGGCTGTACTCGTTGCGGATGTAGTCCTGAGCCGACTTGATGCGGTAGATCACCTCATCCTGATGACTCAGCGCCCACTTCACGCCGTCCGATATGTCCCCGATGTAGATGCCAAGGTCAGCGTAGGCCGGGAGGTAGCCCGTTACCACGAAGAGCCCACGTCTCAGGCTCTCGATGGCTCGGTTTCCAGACTTCGCCATGCTCTTGCCGGTGGGGATGACCACCAATCCGGCCCTTTCAAATGCCGCGTCCATGGCCTCGGGAGACCACTGCACGACACCATTCACGCGGACACCGGAGACAACCTCCAGGTTGTCCAGACGATCAAGCCACGGAAGCAGGTCGCCGAGGTTCGACTGATGCCCGAACCACAACAGGTGGTCGTGGACCCGTGCCTTCCTTTCGGGCTGTTCGTAGGGGTCGGGAATCACGATGGACTCCCTACCCGTCTTCTCTTTGACGACCCGCGCCATCTCCTGCGAGTTGGAGGTCACGAGGTCCGCCCGCTGGATGGCTTCTCGGTAGAAGTCACCGGACGGGGTGTTGAAGTGGTCGTCGCAGACATCGAAGCAGACCCGCTTGAAGCCTGCCGTCTGCTTCTTCCAATCCCACCCGTGTTTGCCGATCACGAGCCAGTCGTTGCCTTGCTCTATGCCGTGCTTCTTCAGCTCTTGAGCAGGAATCAACGATCGGTAGCGACTGGAGGCCAGTGAAGACCCCCAATCCTTGAACGTGACGTTCATTTCTTCGGGGGCGGGATTTGGTGCGGAGTCACTTCGAGGTCTAGCTCATCGCTGACCTTCTCCACGATCACGCCAATCCCGGCGGTACCAACAGGCTCACAGCGGATGATGTTCTGGGCCGCAAACATCTTCTTGTAGTCGTCCAACTCCCAGCGCCAATAGTCGTTGGGATAGTTGTGGCGCCCCTTCTTTCGAGTCGGGGTCGTGATGACGCACTTGCCGTTGGTCTTGAGGATCGCCCACATGCTGCGGACTACCTCTTTCCAGTTCTCGCAGTGCTCCAAGGTTTCGCAGCACAGAACCGTGTCGAAGTAGCCCGCAGGGAAGTTCTCGTGAACCTGCTCGGCGTTCATGACCTTATCGACGCCACGACCAGGCCGGAAGTCGATGCCGACATACTCTTCGGCGGCCTTGAACGTCTCGCGGGGTGAACCGTTGACATCCATGGAGCCGATTTCGATCAGCTTCATCCCGGCTTGTGGGCCTATCTTTCGCAGGAACAGGAGGACTTGACCGTTCATGTGTCGATGTACTGTGTTCCGTAGAACGCCTCGAACCACTCCTTGGCGTGCTGCGACTCTGCGTAAGCCTTCATCGCGGGCACACCTAGCGTGTAGTGGACTAGCTTGGCGTCTTCGTTGACGGGGTACTCCTCGGCGAGCCAGTTCCAGTCTTTCGGGAGGTCGCCAATTTCTCCGTCTAGGAGGTGTTCAAAGCGGTGCAGCTTCCTGCCCGTCGCGCCCATCACGTACTCAGGCGTGAGGACTCGATTGGCTGGGTGGCCGCAGTTCCAGAGCACGACACTTGACCAGTTCTTGCGTGGGTATGTGACGTTCACCGTTTCCAGCCCCGTCCCCACGTACTTTGTCTTGTGCTTCGTCTCGTAGTCGTGCTTGACCACCATCACCGCGTATTGGTCGTCTCGCATGGCCCACAGTTTGGCGATATCGTCGCGGCAGAGCATATCTCCGTCGCAGAAGATCGCCCATCCCTTGTATCCCTGAAGATGCGGGACTAGGAATCGGCTGTAGATGAAAGCGTTAGAGCCGTCTGTGTGCGTTTCTTGGTAGTCACGCAGCAAGTTCAGCGCGAGCGGTATCAACTGGATTGGCCTTGTGGCATTCCTGATAACCGACTCGCTGAAGGTGTGGTACGCCGCTGCTTCGCGGGGATCGTAACCGATGTAGACAGGGATCATTGATTAGCCTCTTGATGGTTTCTTTCCACGGCTCGGCTTCGCGTTGCTTGAAGAGCGTCGCAGAGCCATACCAGGGCATCGAACCATCAGGAAGACAGTAGATCCAGATTGTTCTTGAAGGGACGAGGATCACTCCGGGCACGCCCAGTGCGCCCGCGAGGTGGTGAGCGGTTGTGTGCACGCCGATCACCATGTCCAACTCAGCGACCATTGCCGCCGTGTCATCGTAGTCATCCGTCTCGCACGCCCGCTTGTAGTGGCGGATGGGCAATCCAGATGCCTCGATTTCTGCTGTCGGGTCTTTGTACTGAAGGCTTATCCACTCCGCATCGACTGACTCAATGAGGACCTTCATCGCCTCCAGGCCAATGGCCCGCTCTTTCGGTTTGTTGTGCTTGGAACCACCCGACCAGCAGATGCCGATCTTCGGCTTGGGACCAAGCGAATCAAACAAGGCTCGCCACTGCACCCGGCGTTCGGGGTCAGCAACGAGGTAAGGCTTCCCGGGGCAGTCCTTCGTGGACTTGCGGAAAAACTGCGGCATCTGGCCGACAGGCAAAGAGGCGTCGATACGCTGCTTTGCGGGCCACTCAACTTCGTTCTTCCTGCGCGTGCCGTGGACCGTCACACCGGGGAATGAGCGCTTGAACAGGTTCGTCAGGCGGGCGTCGCACTCAATCGTGACCGAGGCGCACACCTGCTTAGCGTCCTCCACACAGGAGGCGTACATGATCTCGTCGCCGAGACCCTGCTCGCCGTAGAACACAACGTGCTGGCCCGGCGTACCGTCCCACATGGGTTCTTCAAGGTACTGGATGTGTCGGCGGAACTTCCCACCAACCGATGCGCCGTACAGCTCCCAACCCTTGTCCCACTCACCGAGCGAGAGATAGGTCATCCCAAGCGTGTTCTTCGCCGCCCTGCTCTCAGGGTCCAGCTTCAGTGCTTTCTCGCACCACTTCTTGGCTTCCTTGAACTCGCGTTCAGAGAAGTACGTCATCCCGAGGTTCGCGGAGAACATCGAGGACTCTTTGTTGCGGTTGTAGGCTTGGAAGAAGGCCTCTCTAGCCTTGATCTGCATGCCCATCCCGGCGTAGCACATGCCGAGGTTGTTCCACGGCTCGGCCCTCTCCGGGCG